GTACGCTCTCCCCGATGAAAAGTTTGGAAGGTGGTTCAAGTGAAAGATTGGAAGAAAGAATTGTTAAAACAGACAAAGGCTATCGGGACATATCGACCATCTTTTGATGTTTCGATTGGAATTCTGGCAGACCTTTTGTCTACTAGGGATATGGCAATGAAACAGTGGAAGGAGGAAGGGAAGATTCCCGTCATCGAACTGACGAACAAATCGACTTCGACTCATCCTTGTTTGAAGTTAGTAATGGATTGCGAGACGGCTGCCCTTCCTTACTTACGAGAAATGGGACTCACGGCATCAGGCTTAAAGAAGATTAAGGGTGACACGAACACGGCCCCCGTTGAATGTAAGCTCGATGACTTGAAGTCAAGGTTCGGAATTGGTTAAGGGAAAGACAGAGCCTAGGATTTTTACTCCGCCATTACGGGAATTAACGAAAGAGACATCTCTTGGATATGCCGTCATAGAGTATGCGAATTCGATTCTCGGTGTGGATCTATATCCTTGGCAAGAGTGGGAACTTATTCACGGATTCGAAATCATCGGAGACCTCGGAGGAGAATGGAAGTTCAGATTCCGAACGATAGTCATAATGGTTTCGAGGCAGAACGGAAAGACATTGCTTTCGAAGGTAATCGCTTCGTTCTTCCTGAACATCCTTGGAGTCGAGTCAATATTCGGAACTTCGCTTTCGTTGGACAAAGCGGAGGAAGTATGGGAAGCGGTAGTCCAAGACCAAGAGTCCATCCCTACTCTTTCTGCGAACTTGCAGAAGGTTTCAAGGACTAATGGCGGTAAGAAGTTGATTCTTACGGGCAATCGTTCTTATAAGGTCGGTGCTCCGACACGAAGAGCCGGTCGAGGCGATTCGAACGATTTGGTTATGCTCGATGAGTTAAGAGAGCATAGAGATTGGGAGACTTGGAGTGCCTCGGTCGCTTCGACCAATGCGAAACCGAACGGAATAGTAATTTGCTTCTCAAATGCTGGTGACCCTGACTCAATCGTTTTGAGACAGTTACGGTCGCAAGCAATGGAAAAGATAAACGGAACACAAGCAAATGACTTCGGAGGCGATGTCGATGCCGATGCCTTGGGTTGGTTCGAATGGTCTGCTCCCGACAGAGCAGATATGTCGGATCTTGATGCCTTGGCACAAGCAAACCCGTCACTCGGGTACGGCAAACTTACCGAACGAGCTTTGCTTTCCGAGAAGGACACATTCCCCGAGATGAAATTCCGCTCGGAGTGTATGTGTCAACAAGTAGAAACGATTCTTCCCGAGCCGTTCCCCGAGGAAGCTTGGAAAGGCGGAATTGATGAGAACTCATTCATCAGGGAAGATTCTGACCTTTGGTTTGGAATCGATTTAAGTCAGGACAGAAAATATACGACTATTGCGGTGTGTGGACTCCGTGAAGACGGAAACTATCATGTTGAAGTAGTCGAGAGAAGAATGGGAACAGAGTGGGCGGTCGATTGGTTCAGAGAGCGAGCACCCAAATACGGCAATATGAAACTTGCCTATCAGGAACGGGGAGCACCCGTTTCAGGACTAGGCGAAATGATTTGCACGATTTCTGGTGTCGAGAGACGAGCACAAGGCGGCCCCGACCTTTCGTCAGGATGGGACAGATTCTATGATGCCGTCTCTTCTTGTGCTCCCGATAACATATCAGGAGGAGTGAAAGTGTTCCACCTCCCACAACCCGTTCTTGATAGTCCGGCTAGAACTTGTCAGATGCGAAATCTCGGGGGCGGAATAATGCTCCCGAACAGACAGAAGAGTCCTGATGACATTGCTCCGCTCTTTGCGTGTGCGATGGCTTTCGCATCGGCAACACAGATAAATAGGCAAGAGAAAAAGGTATATCAATCCGCTTATGCGGAAGGGTCATCCGTTTTCTTCGTCTAAAATAAATAGGAGGTAATTGGCAAATGCCAAGCATAATGGAAAGATGGCGAATGATGAGGAAGCCGTCCATTATAAATGTGACAGTTTCGGGCGATGCCTCAACCCAAGTCCTCAATCTTAATGCCAAAGAACTGTATCAGACACAAGACAACCTCCAAGCGGTTGTAAATTATCTTTCCAACTCTATTGCTCAATTGCCCTTGAAGGTCTATGAGCGAGACGGAGAGACGGAAAGGAAAAGGGTCAGGGACTCGGTCGCTTCCAAATTACTTTGGAGACCGAACGCAGACCAAACAGAGTATGAGTTCATCAGAGCTTTGATGATTGAATACTTCGTCATCGGTTCTGCTCTTGTTTGGATCTTGCCCGATGCAGAATCCGAAAGTGGATATCAGTTGAGAATCGTTCCTTCCGAATGGATTCAGAGTTCGGAGGGCAATGCTTACGCTCCTGATGTCATTCGCATTTGTGCAAAGAACGGGGGCCAGGCTTTCGATGTTCCGAGAAATGAGTTCGTTCAGTTCAAGACCTACTCCGTAGGAAACCCGAGCGGATATCTTTCCCCCGTCTCCGCTTTGAGACAGACCTTGCTCGAACAAGTCGAGGCGAGCCGTTTCAGGAGACAGTTGTGGAAGTCATCAGGCAGACTAAACGCTCAAATCATCCGTCCGAAGGATGTTGCTCCGTGGTCTGATGAGCAGAGATTGAAGTTCGCTACGGCATTCCGTGAGAGTTGGTCAGGAAACGGGAGCAAATCCGGTTCTATCCCGATTATGGAAGACGGAATGGAGATTAAGCCGTTTCAGACTTCGTTCAAGGAGTCCGAGTGGGCAAATTCCGTCAAACTGTCGAGAGAGTCGGTTGCTTCTGCTTACGGAGTCAACCCGTCACTGATTTGGCATAGTGACACACAGACCTACGCTTCTTCAAAAGATAATGCGAGAGCATTATATTCCGAGTGCTTGGGACCTGTTATTCAGATGCTCCAACAGAGAATTAACTCATTCCTGATTCCGAAGGTCGATTCAAACCCGAATCTCTATGTCGAGTTCGACCTGGCGGAGAAATTGAAGGGAAGTTTCGAGGAAAGAGCAAGCATCTTGCAGACCTCGGTCGGTGCTCCTTGGCTTACTAGGAACGAAGCGAGAGCAGACCTCAATCTTCCTCCTATCGATGGCGGAGACGAGCTTATCACTCCTCTTAATGTAGCCGTGAACGGAGTTCCTTCTCCTGATGATTCCTATACCTATGAGGGAGTGGATAATCAGGCAAAAGGCAAGAAGATTTCTCCTATCTGCGAATGTAAGGAATGCAAGGACAGTGAAGTCCTGATAAAAGGACGGAGCGACAAAGAGGATGACGAGAAGGTCACTGACATCTTGAAGAAGTTCTTCGAGAGGCAGAGCAGATCCATAGTTCCCAAGGTAAATTCTGGCAAGGATGTTTGGGATGCAGAGAGATGGAATAAGGAACTCTCCGAAGACCTCTATCCCGTTTTGCAGAGCATTGGCGACAAGCACGGCAAGGAAGCATCCGAAATCCTTGATTGGGAATACTCAACCAAACTGACGGAGAATTATATCCGTAAGGCTGCCGAATCCCGTGCGAACACGATAAACAATCAGACGAAGAAGAGAATCGATAAGGAACTCGAAGAAGACGAGCCGAATATCGAACACATCTTCGAGGTCAGAAGCAATACGGCAGAGACAATCGGTCGCTCGGTTGCTACGGCAATCGCTTCTTGGTCAATCGCAGAAGCAACCCATCAGGCTATCTCGGGAGGTTCTCCGAGAGTGGTCGGAAGAATAGTTGAGAAGGAATGGATAACGGGAGACAATGCCCGTCCGTCTCATCAGGCAATGAACGGGGAGCGAGTCCCCATCGATGCAGACTTCTCGAACGGAATGCGATGGCCCGGAGAAGACACGGGAGACCCTGACGAGAATTGCGGATGTAATTGCTCGACCTCGGTCGTTATATCGAGGAGGTGACCTATGATTCACATAATTACGGGTTCGCCTTGTTCGGGAAAATCGACCTACATCAAGGAACATAAAAAGGAAGGTGATTTAGCCATTGATTTTGACGAAATCGCCTTTTGTTTTGGTTCGGAGATGTGGAAAGCCGAAGGTCTGATTCGGGAGGCGACTCTTGAAGCTCGCAAATCTGCAATCGAGGTCGCTCTCAAAAATCCCGATGCAGAGAGTTGGATAGTCCACACATCCCCGAGCGAAGCACAATTGCAGACCTACAAAGAATCAGGGGCAGAGATTATCGTCCTTGATACGAGTAAAGAAGAGTGCCTCGCCAGAGCCGAGCGAGACAATCGTCCGACTAGCACGATGGAAGGAATCGAAAACTACTTCTCATCGGAGAAAGGAAACACTATGGAACATTTAACAAAATCATTCAGTTTGAAAGCATCCGACAATGGATCTATTTCAGGTTACTTCTCCACATATGAGAAGACCCCCGATTCTTACGGAGACATCATCGAGAACGGAGCTTTCACCAAGACCCTTGAAAGAAGAAAGGCTTCGGGTCATCCGTTCCCTCTCTGCTTTAATCACGATTTCGACAAGATTATTGGAGTTGTTGATTCCGTGGAAGAGAAGGAAAACGGCCCCTTTATCGAGGCACATTTCCTCGACACAGACCTCGCCCAAGATGTTCGTAAGTTCGTTCAGAGCGGAGCGGTATATCAGTTCTCGTTCGCTTACGATGTCTTGAAGAGAAGAGACCCGTCCGCAGAAGAAAAGGCGAACGGAGTCACAAATGTTCTTCAGGAAGTCGAGGTTTTTGAGATTTCTGTCGTGACGGTTCCGGCTAATCAGAATGCGGTCGTAACTGATATCAAGTCAGTTGAACCCGAGACAAAGACGGGCAGAAGGAACAGAAAGTCCGATGAGGAAATCATTAAGAATTGCATCGAATCTTTGAAGTCATTACTTGACGAAAAAGATGACGATACAGAAGAGAAGGAAGAGGCAAATCAGGAAGAGACCGAACCCAATGTCAACGAGGCATCGGAGGAACAGAAGGACAACGGGAATTCCAAGAGAGCATCAGAACTTCTCGAAAAAATCAATCAGTTCAAAGGAGAATAACTATGAATCTCAAAGAACAGTTAGCAGAGAAGAAATCTGCTCTTCTTGAACTCGAACCTATGCTCAAAGCCGAGGATGTCACAGAAGAGACAATCGGTCAGGGCGAGGCTCTCGTGAAGGAGATTGCAGATTTGGAGTCACAGATTGAGAATGCCGAGAAGAAGTCCGCCATTCTCAATGCTATCGGTACAACCGAAGAAACAAATAAAGACATTACGGAGGAAAAGAAAATGTCAAACATTGAAGAATTCACAAAGAAGTGTGCAGAGATGACAGATAAGAAGAGCGGTGTTCGTATGCATTTCGAAAAGGCTTACAACACAGTCGTAACCGCTCCGCAGATTGCAGACATCGACAGATCCATCGCTCCCGTAGGAAGAAGAGTTTCCGCTTCTAGCCTCTTCACAGAGACACAGATTAGCGGTAACGCTATTACTTACTTCCTTGAAGGTGCTTTTGAGACACCCGAGGGCGGAATCGGTGCGGTTGCACAGAATGGCAAGAAGACTCAGGTTTCCACATCTTTCGAACCCAAGACTCTGGCTCTTTCCAAGATTGCTGCCTATGTCAAGGAAACAGACGAGATTCTCACAGATGCTCCCTTCCTTGCAAGCGAAGTACAGAATACTCTCATGCATCAGGTAGGCAAGGCAGAGGACAACTATGTCATCGGTCAGGTTGATGGCACAAGCGGAATCGGTGCGGTTACTTATGACGGCACAAACAAGACTTTCGCAGATGCTATCCTCGAAGCAATTCTCAAAATCAAGAGCGATTCTTCTTACGATGCAAGCGTAGTAGTTCTCAACCCTTCTGATGTATATACTCTCCTTTCTGCAAAGGATGAGAATGGTCAGTATTATGGCGGTGGCTACTTCAACGGAGCATACGGCAATGGTGCGGTTGGCATCCCTTCTTCAATTTGGGGTGTTCAGATTTTCGCTTCTTCTACAATCGCTCAGGGTGAAGCTCTTGTTGTTGCAAAAGAGTCTGTAAAGACTTGGAGAAAGGGCGGAATGGATGTCGCTATCGCTTCCGAGAACGAGGATGACTTCATCTACAACAGAGTTACTCTTCGTGCAGAAGTAAGACTTGCAACTGCCGTTGTTGACTTGAAGGGTGTTGTTAAGGTCGGTCAGTGATGATGAATGAGGGAGACTTCGGTCTCCCTTTTTTCTCAATATTGAAGAAAG